CGACCGGCGCCGCTTGGGCGTAAACAGGAGACAGCACAATGCGCGTCGAATCTTCTCAGACCCTCGTCAACGGACTCCGCACGGAGTTCTGGGACACCTACGCCGCGGTCATGAACCGCAACGCGGACAGCCGCCTTGCTAAGGTCATGGACCTCGGCGTTGGCGCGACCAACCGCGAGCACGACTTCGCCTACTACGAGTCGGCTCCTCACTTCGCTCAGTGGAAGCGCGGTGGCGAGATTCCCTCGAAGGGCATGGCGTCCATCAACTTCAACGTGCCGGTCTACGAATGGGGCCGTCGCGTGCCGTGGCTCAAGTGGGACCGCGATGACGACCAGACGAGCTCCCTCATGCAGGTCGCTCGCCAGGCCGGCAACAGCGCGGGTCTCCTGCCCGAGCGGTTCTTCTTCGACCTGATCCAGAACGCGACGAACCTCCTCCCGGCGGTTCCGACCGCTCCGGACGGGGCGGCCATGTTCGCGACCACCGCCGGCGGCTCCGCGCGCTTCGGCGCGACCAGCGGCAACCTCCTCACCGGCACGGGTGCGACCGCCGCGGCGATCCTCACGGACTTCTACACCTCAATCGAGCAGTTCATGCTCTTCCAGGACACCGAAGGCCAGCCGCTCTTCGACGACGACCTGCTCTCGCAGCCGTTCATCCTGATCCACCCGGTGCAACTCACCGAGGCGATGGATACGGCCTTCTTGCAGAAGCAGCAACTCGGCGACGGCACCGCTGGCGGTGCGAAGTCCAACGTCATCGCGGACACCGCGAAGCGCGTCGAGCTCTGGCCGAGCGCGCGTCTCACGGATGCGAACGACTGGTATCTCTTCCTCGGCAACCCGCCGAAGCAGGCTACCTTCTTCCTCGACCGCGAAGGCGTGCAGGAAGAGTCGGCGCTCCTCGACGACAACAACTCGGACCTCGTCCGCAGCACCGCCGAAGAATACATCCAGTGGCACAGCCGCTCGGGTGCCGGCATCGCTCTGCCCTACGGCGCGATCAAGGTCGCGAACAGCTAGGCAGGAACGACCGCGGGAGCAGCCCCCACGGTCGAACCGCGGCCGCCGTCCTCAAGGCGGCGGCCGCTTTTCTCTCACCCATCACCCCATGAGGCCCGTGAAAACGGCCATAACCTCCGATGCAAACCGAGACCCCTTCGACGACCCTCGTCAACCCCACCACCCTTGCTCCCGATTGGGATAACCTTCCCGGCGAGATTGTCGCCGAGGAGTACCCTTTCTGGCTCGGCGTGACCGCGGACTGCCCTCGGGGGCAGATCGACGTCGCCGGCCTCCACTTCCCGAAGGTGGAGGAGGAAATCACGACCAACCATACCGGGCAACAAGTCCGCGTACCGAAGGTCGGGACCGTCAACAAGACCGTCACCAAGCGCCACTTCCTCGCGCTCGTCAAGGTCCTCCCCCGACTCGTCATCCGCCAGAGCCGCGCCGTCGAAGAGCCGACGGATGGGAGCGGCAAGAACATCGGTGATCCCGCAGAACGCGCGAAGGGTCGCCTAATCAAGATTCCGACCGAGGACCAGATTCTCGGTATCGACGGCCAGCGCAAGCTCGCGCCGTACGTCAAGCAGCCGGGCGACCGCCCGGCGTCCGAGTTCATGTTCTTCACCTACGCGCCCGACGGACTGCACGGCTCGCAGATCCGCACGATCGCGGAGGCCGGCCTTGAGTGGCCGGAGGAGATCGAGGAGCTCGAAGCCCTCAACGACATCCTGACCTAGGATCATCACCATGCCGACCGAAGCCGAAGTCCAGACTCAGTGGAAGAACCTCGTCAACGTGCTCGAGAAGTCGCGCGCGTACTTCGACGACGACCTCGTCGACGCCGGTGGTTACATCGACGTCTTCGTGCAGAGCCTCGAGGGCGAGTACCTTTCCGTCTCTGGCCCTTCGGTCGTGTCGCGCATCCGGGCCTTGTGCTCGAGCGCGGTGGATGCGAACCAGGCCTTCGCCGCGCTTGAGCCGGTGCTCTTGGAGTACGGGTTGGTCCTCGCCGCAAGCGCCACGCTCGGCTACGGCTCCGGCTTCTCGTCGGCGGCCGACGTCTTCCCCGCGCTTTATCAGTGGCTCCACGACAACTCGGCCACGGTCGCGACGCGGAACATCACCTACGCCTCGGTGTCGGCCAACGGCTCCAACACCGGCAACGCGATTGTCTCGCGCCTGACCGAGGACCGCCACGGCTACGACCTCGAGGCGTGCCACGTCGAGAAGAAGATGTTCAAGTGCGTCCAGGACCAGAACAGCGGCACGCAGAAGTGGGCGGAGAGCTTCGAGGCGATCGGAGAGGCCGCCAGCTTCGACGGCCTCAACATCGGCATCACGGGTAGCGGCCAGGCCGCGCGGACCCTGATTCGGGCGAAGCATGCCGGCTCCGGTGCCGGCGGGTCGCTCCTCAACAACTCGAGCTTCTCGGACTTCGACTCTACGGCGAGCTCGCAGAAGTTCGCCAACTGGACAGAGTCGCTCGGAGGCGGAGCCGTCATCGGCGACGTCACGCAGGACACGACCAACTACTACCGGTCGCACCCCAACGCGAGCACTAACGCTTCGCTCAAGATATCGATGGACAACGCCTCGGACTCGATCGTGTTGAAGCAGACCCTCTCGCAGATGCGGGTCTCGCGCCTCGATCCGAACACGCCCTACTTCCTCCGGGCTATGTGGAACCGCTCCATCGGCTCCGGCACTGGCGGCACGGTGGCGCTGAAGCTCGGCGGCAACACGGCGGTATCGACTGCCGTTGCTTCTCAGTCCGGGTGGCAGGAGCTCGTCATCCCCCTCAACTCGACATGCTGGCTTGATAACTTCGGCGAGGATGATCTCGACATCGAGATCGGATGGAACAGCGGCACTTCCGGATATATCCTCTTCGATGACATGATTCTCTGCCCGTGGGATCTCATCGACGGGACCTACTGGCTCCTCCGCCACAACGCCGGAACCCCGACCGCGAACCTAGTCGATGACGAATATTATGCCGTCGACTCCGGTGGCGCCCCTGGCACCGGCATCCTGCAATACTGGTGCTGGCGCTCCGGTCTCGGCTACCTCCCGAGCAGCGGCACCCCGACCATCAGCGACCCGTCCTAAGCCATGACTGCCGCCGCGCTCTGGACCGACGTCAAGGCCAACTACGAGACCGAAGGGCTCGTCACGCTCACCAACCCGCGAGACAATAACGCGACGTCTATCGATGACACCTACGGCCAGAGCGCGGCGCAGGAGGTCATCGACTTCTTCCCGCTCTACGCGCAGACGGACTACAACGCGAGCGACTCGCAGCACGTCGCCGTCGGCCGGCGCGGGGTCATCGCCGTCCTCTACGAGCGCGGCGGCGCGGCGTCGACAATCGCGAAGGTCGAGTGGGACGAGGTCTTCGGCGACGGCGGCCTCATGGAGCGGCTCAAGCGGACGGAGCCTCGAGCGCGGCAAGCGCCGAGTACCAACTCCGGCGTCCGCCAGAAGAGCGAGCTCGCCGGTGGCCGAAGCGTCCGAGGATGGTCTGATCCTGCGTCTCTCCCTGGCGGCCGGTCGTACATGCCTCGCCGCGTCATCGTCGACGGGAGCGACTAGGTCTATGACCCGGTCCACCTTCGATCCGGGCGCGAAGATGGAGCGGTGGTCGAAGGCCCTCGACCATCCCCGCGGCGCCCTCAAGCAGATCGGCGCCATCATCGTCGCCGAGTCACAGAACGCTTTCCGCGAGCAGAAGCACGGCCGCGACAAGTGGGATGCCCGAGCTTCGGTCAACGTCTACGGCATCGTCGCCGACTTCGCGAAGGGCAGCACCCCGCCGGCGCGGCGCTTCGAGCGACGCCCGGTGCTCCGCGATACGGGGCGGCTAGGCAACTCGCTCGCCTTCCAGGTCCGCGGCACGCGGGTCGTGGAGGCCGGCACCAACCTCGACTACGCGACGGTCCATCAATACGGCGGCCCGATCGAGTCCGAGACCATCACCCGGAGCATACAGCGCGCCCTCTGGCGGTGGCTCAAGCCGAAGGATAAGGGCATCAAGGCGAGCCTCGGCTTCCTACTCAACAGGAAGTTCACCGGGGAGCGCCTCAAGGGCGAGGTCCCGGCCAGGCCATTCGTCGGCATCACCAAGGACACGCGCGAGGATGTCCGCGAGGTCGTCGGCGTCGAGATTATGGAGGTTCGTTAGATGACCACGTTCAAGGACTCGACCCGTGTGATCCGCAACCCCGGCACGGTTATCGTCGCCCCGACGAGTCTCACCGCGGGAGCCGACGGAACCTACGGCGGCAGCATCATCGGCTCGGTGCGCGCGATGGCGCTCACCCCGCTCGGCGAGCCCTACCGCATCATGAGCGAGGGCCTCGGCGAATATACGGACGTCCTCGAGGCCCCGAACCACTACGCCGTCGTCTTCTTCCTCCGCGGGTGGGAGAAGGCCGGCGTGCAAAACCTCCTCGACGGCGGATACGCTGAGGGCTCAACGTCGCGTCAAGCCGTCTGGACCGTCCCCGGCACGAAGACGCCCGGCCAGAGCGCGAGCGATCGCGCGAAGGTCTGGCTCTTCGTCCCCGACGATACGGAGGCCCACCCGGCGCTCATCATCCGCTCAGGAATCGCGGACTTCTCCACCGGTGCCGAGATCGCCTTCCAGCACCAGGAGGAGCTCGGCCTCGCGGTTTCCATCGAGTGCCTCCGCGACTCGTCTAACAAGACCCTCGACCTCGGCCTCATCGACGACCTCACGCTATGAAGCTCTGGCCTTTCCGACGTCCTAAGCCCGTCGAGCCGACCAGGTTCGACGACGCGGCGCTCGACCGCGCGATCCGCGCCGGCGTTCTGATCCCCTTCGAGTGGTTCATCCATCAGCCGGAGGAGGTCCAGGAGACCATCGCCCTCCGCCGCGACGCCTACCTCGAGGACCTGATCCTCACCGTCGGCTATGCGGTGCTCGATCCCGAGCGCATGCGCCTCGGCCTCATGGCGGAGGACGGCGACGAGAAGGCCGGGGAGGAGCTCGAGGAGCTCAACCTCAAGACGCTCGCCGACGTGGTGGCCCGTAGGGCGGCCCAGGGCGGCTCCTCCAGGCCGCTCCCGCCGAGCGACCCATCGATGGGAGGCTTCGGCAAAAGGCGCTCAGAGGCCGCCGCAGAGCGCGAGGCGGCGTCCAGGATACCGACGCCCTTCGGCGGGAAGGGGGTGGCCTCTTGAACGCTCGCCAGATGGCCGAGCAGATTCGGCACGTCCTCGCCGCGGCGACGTGGCCGGAGGGGGCCGCCGAGCTCGTCTTCGGCGACCGGATGGTCATGATCGCGGCCGGCATCCCGGCGGAGGACGAGCTCCCCGGCGCCTTCCCCTTCGCCCTCGTCAACGTCGGGGGCGGCACCGCCGACCCGGATGATCCGAACCTCCTCGAGCAGTCCTACGACGTGCTCACGGTGGCCGAGGTCGCAGGGAGCCGCATGGGCGAGCACGCCCTCGTCGGCGGTGCCAAGAGCGCCCTCGGATCGAGCGCCAACCGCGGCGTCCTCGAGCTCGACGAACGGGTCCGGGACGCCCTCAAGGATCTCAAGGGGGCCGACGGGGCCTCGATCGAGCTCGTCTCGACCGCCTCTGGCGCCGTCACGGGCCTCGGCCGGGGGCATCATATGGCGATCGGGCAGACCACCTTCACCGGGTGGGTTACGGCCGCGCCGA